GGGGTTGTCAGTTCAAGGAACTGAGTTACTTATCCTAAAACCCCCCCACCTAGCACCAAAAAGCACTCCCTTTTACGGGACCTTTTGACACTAGGCTGGGCCACCTTCCTTTCGGAAGATGGTTCTTAGGATAGGGGCCACCACTTAAGGTTAAGCCGTATAGGGTTAATCGTTTTTACGACCTCCCTATGCGCCATAACTTTGGTAGTTGGTCATTGATCGACTGCCACAAGTGGAGTTCCAACTAGAGCGAGGACCACCTCACTCCCGACGCAGCTCCCCCACCCTGGGATCTACAAAGTACCCCAGGGAGGAGACGAGCGTAATCGGGAAGGAGGCCCTCCAATCCGCCAACACCGGCAGCATTAAGCGCTACCATAAGAACGCTCACTGATGTTAACCAGCTTGGTTCCTTTTACAACTATGGAAGATTGTGTAAGGACTCATTAGAGTGAATTAATCAACCGTTCGGCTAACTCCTCAGCTTGAGGGGTCTTCCGATCGATTAATACTTCACCCTTTTGAGGATCCTTACGCTTTCTTCGGCCGGAGGTCGGAAGAACGTTCAGATCGTAGATTACATTGAGTAGACTAATCTGGTCTATCTCTGTAACCGCGATCGAACGAATCTTTTCGATCCCCCGGCACATAGCGGTAAAGTGGTTTAGGATTGTTGCTTTAGTTGAAGCTACGGTCTTGTTTCTCCTTGTAGACAACGTAGCGAACGGATCCAGGAATAGACGAACGTCAAGATGCAACCATTGCATCATGTCTTCGCTATCCCGGACCCTGTGCGCCTTGTCGAACTCCAATTGCAATTCTGATATATTTGATATCAGGACCGCAAAAGGAGGCAAGGAAAACAGTAACGTTTGGGCATCCAACCCTTCAGGCACCAGATGTGCAAATTTCTCTAATTCCAACTGGAATCTAGAGAGTTCACCCATCTGGCGCTTGATAGCTGATTCTAGGACCCTTGCCTTGCACTCATTCAGTAAGACCCCAATTGTATTGGGGGCTCGCTTAGATGAGAAGCAACCAAGGATCCCTCCTAAGACGATCGAACCGAGTTTCTCGCGTTTGATCGCTCTCATGAGTCTACCATCTTCTCGCGAAGGTAGTAGATAGAACTTCCACGCTTTATCGGCCAGGCGATGCGACGCACCGCCTCTGCCGAGAAGCAGGAAGAGCTCAGCTAACAAGCCCCGGGAAACCAGTGTTCGAGATCGTGGCACCCATCGCGCCTCGACTTCTCTGAACCAGGTTGCCACTTCATAGTAAGAAATGTGACGGATCAGCTTCGTTGGAAGCTGGTTCCCCCACTCTTTCTTTGCTACGAAGCGGATAGCCTCGAACAGAGAGCCGAGCGGCGCTCCGGTGATTTCCTCACCAAAGTGAATCCATCTCTTAGCGAATTCAAATGTGTTTTGAGACACATGAGTCTTCGTTTCAGAGACTTTCACTCCTAGGGAATCAAGAATCGTCATGTACTCTTTAGCGACAGCATCGTGAGTAATTACGATGTCATCGCCTAAGAGGACGTACCCTTCCCACGACGTAGGAAGGCCGGCTCTCTTGGCAGAGAGCCGAACGATCGCATGGTGTGTAATTGCAAATGTAGTCCACGAGCTGTAGGCTCCCATAGGTTGCCCAGCTCCGTAGCGTACGGAGCCGGCTCCCCCTGGAAGCTTATACTCGCGGTTACATAGCAACTCATACCAAGCAGTCGCGTATTCTTGCGAAGTGAGAACGGCTAAGACCGCTCTCTGTAGGGTTACAGGGAGTCGATCTGTTGCTGAGCTCAAGTCACAAGAATAGTACGGCCCTTGACGCGCTAGTTTGGTTCGGAAGCTACCTTGATCAAAGGTACAGTCAGGTCTGAGGCTCCTCAGTAGGGAAAAACTTTCCTTATGAAGAGGCTCAAAACAAGACTGTGTCCAATAATCAAGAATAGCGACGATTCGACACTTAGCTTCCTTGTCCTTGATGTAAGATAATCTTGACTGTATCCCTTTCGGGACAATCTTGAGAACCTCACACCAAGCAAGGGGGCTGACTTGTCGGATGGTACCAATCGTTCGGACTAACTTCTCTCCTCCACAGATGCCCAGGTTACTAATCTGGGAATCCGAAAGAAGGGAAGCGTCCTCGATTGA